CATCTCCATTAAGATCTTCTTTAGCTTTTGCCATTTTTGATCCTCCTTATTTCTAGGCGGGAAGCCTAGGAATTTTGAGCCTTAGCCCAATTCTATAATTGTACCACTATGCGCTAATATCTACCAATTCACAATTGCCATCAGAACTACAGGCAAGAGTGGCATTGGTTGAAGTTCCATCCTCTGTTTCATAGAATGATAAATCTTCCCAGCGAATAGACTTAGGCATTTTTTCAACTAAAGCATCGTAATCCTCTTTTGAAACTTCTTGATACGGTGCCTGCTTGTAAGAATGATCTGAGTATGGCAGGAATGATATTCCTGAAAGCTCATCAAAGTGCTTATATACCCAAGCTCCTACTTCCATCCACTCGTTATCGCTAACAGAAACTGTAATAGATGGTTTATGCTCACACCAGGCACGTTGATAAATTAACCACAACTCTAGATGTTCGATTGCGGTAAGATCTTTTCTAAATGTTGCATTTTTTGGGGCCTTTACTGGAAAAGAAAAAACATCTGTTTCTGTTGGCTTCATGACATCATCTTCAACTGGTATGCCAACTTCTTTTAAAAATATAGAAATTGGATCATTTTTAGATCCACGAACAGTTCTGATGTAATACTCAGAATGCCAAGGATGCATACCAGACGAAACTCCAGTCAGCTGAGAAACTGTTCCAGAAGGCTTAACACACGTGACTGAAGCAGAAGGATTAATTCCAATTGCGGCTGCCTCTTGAATATTTGCTTCTCTTGCACGAGTCCTTAACCTTTGAAGCATGTGCTCAAGTCTTGTGTAGTTATCCTCTTTTATATGATCTTGGTTTATACATAAATCAGCACAGCCTTTCCCACAAACAAATTCATTTTCAGATCTAGATTTTCCTGAAAAAATTGCGTTTCCAAATTGTCCAGTCAAAGAAACTCCAAGGAGCCTTTCTTCTTCTGTATTTTTCTTCCAAACGTCTCTTATATATTTAAAATTAGTAAGGGTTGATTGCCATGTGCCAAGAATAGAAGCTAATTCTACCTTTCTTGATACGGACTCCTCATTGTCATCTTCTCTTAATACAACTTCAGATAAATTACAAAACTGGTTTGGCCTAAGAATAATCTCTGAACATGGATTTGTTCCATAATGAATATCTGGGTCTCTTCCATACAGTGCCGCTTGCTTTTGCGCTGCTGCAACATTATATATGCCACGCTCTCCTGATTTTGAATCATAAAGAGATTTCCACTCTGCAATAAACTGCTCCATGTCTGGCTTTCTAGAATAAGCTACAGAGTTATTTGAAAGAGCACGTTGAGGATTATTTTCCCACCAGTTTCCAGATTTTGCAGAAGCCATTTCTATATCATTAATATTTGAAAGAGAAATCATAGCTGATCTTCTAACTCCTCCAACAACTACAACTTCTCCAATTTTGCACATAATATCATGACACTCAATTGGTTTTAGCTGTCTTCCTGCTGCCGTTTTAAATTTTGCAATAGTGAAATCAAAAAGGTTTACCAATGGCTGTGGACCAGAAGACCTGCCACCCATAGTTTTGAGTCTTGCTCCAGCTGGCCTAACTTTTGTAACGTCAAAAGATGGGATCTTGCCATCCCATAAGTTTTTTAAAAGAATCTTATATGCAGTTGCCCAACCAGATTTTGAATCTTCAACAACAATTACTTCTCCTGTTTTTTCTAATGTACTAGGAATAGATGGCAGCTTGTTGATGTACTTATACTCAACAGAAAAACCAACTCCAGATCCGCACATCAAGATATACATTGTTTCATCAAATGCTCTAGGATGATCTACTGGCAAATACGAACAATTGTAGCCAGCCACATTGTCTCTTTCTAGGGCGGGTCCAGAAGTCATAACAGCTCTCATTGAGGGCATTACATTTCTCTTGTATACAGCATCTTTAAGGTTTGATAAAAGAACTTCATCTGGAGTATAGTTAAAATCTTCTTTTAAGTGATTTAACATAAAAGAAAAATATCTATCCACAGTCTCTTTCCATGTCTCTCTTCTATTTTCAGAAGGTATCCATCTTGCATATCTAGACATAGCTATAAAATTCTCATAAGGATTATCTATTAGAGCGCTATCTTCATTAAGTTCAATTAGTGACATTGGCTTCTCCTCAAAGTAGTCTGAGGATTGATTAAAGTTTTTGATTTTTGTCATTTTTTCTCTTTTCCGCCTAATGGCACATAAAATTTAGTAAGAGTCTTATTCTACCAAACTTTTTTATAGAAGGGAAGGGTGAAAAAGTTTATTAAACAACTAGTTTATTAGTTAACTAGAATTAATAAATATTTATTTTTAAGTTGACATATTGTAAAGATTAATGGTATTCTTATAGTTCGTTATCTCTATTGGAGGAAATGCCTATGGAGAATATAAAACAAAAACTTAGCGATGTTTTACATCACTATGTTGCAATAGCAGTAGCTGTACTGTTTTTATTTACTGGTCAACCAGAAATAATTCAATCAGCATCTGCGCTGGTTGTAAAACCAGAAGTAAAAACCGAAGCACAACTTGACAAGGAAACGCTGGAGCAATTCAGCAATACTGTGTGGAAACCTTCTGAATCTTTAACGGATTTAGAATTGGTTAAGCTTCTCAAAGCTGTAGGCTTTGAGGGTAGCGCCCTTAAAATGGCGTGGGCTGTAGCTAAAAAGGAGTCCAATGGACGCCCAATGGCTTATAACGGCAACAGGAAAACTGGAGACAGTTCCTATGGAATTTTTCAGATTAACATGCTAGGAAACTTGGGTGATGATCGTAAAGAAAAGTTCAAACTGGATAGTAACTACTCGTTATTTGATCCAGCAATCAACGCAGAGATAACGTATTATATGACCAATGGCGGTCAAGATTGGTCGTCATGGAAAGGTTTAACTCCTCGAACAAAAGAGTGGTTAAATAAATTTCCATCTAAAAGTTAGAAAGGAGTTAATATTAAGATACAAATAGTATCTCAATATCTAGCTCTCTCAAGAGAAGGCCTTGTGTCAGAGATGGTTTGCCCATTAGACCAAGGTCTTCTCTTTTCAAACGAAGACGTAGAAGAAAAAATATTTGTGTATTGCCTTTCTTGCCATTATAAAAATTATATTGGTAGTGCTATTTATTCAAAAATGTTGGAGGGTATTAAAAATGCCACTAAAAAATGAATTTGATGAAGAATTAAGAGCTAAAGTAGCTAGGAATATTCCTTGCATGCATATGCCTGGTTTGCTCCTTGCTGAAAAAGCTCTCATTATAGTTAAAGAATATGTTGAAGAAGCTAAATCTAGAGGTTTAAACACTATAGATGAGTTGCTTGAAGACATGAAAGTAAAAAATGGACAATCAGAGCAATAATTTAGAAGATAACCTCCCTATGGTTAACTATATAATGCTTCATAGAATATATGACATACTATGCTTAATGGCCAAAGGAACTGTTGGTAGCAATGAAATTGAAAAAATGGTAAAATATCATGAAGATGGTTTTTTGCTGGGACCTTCCCCAGCATTTAGAGCGGAAGACGGAAAAGATGAACAAGGATAAAGAATCAGTAGTAGAACTTATGGTTGCAGTCTATGAATCAATCAATACAAAGATGGCACTAATGTCTGGTATGACTGAAGAAGAAGTAGAATCAAAAACAAAAGAAGCACATCCAGCAATGATTTACTTTATGGGTGAAATCTACAACAAGCTTGATGAAAACGATATACTAGCTCAACAATAAGTGGTATAATTTACACATGTCACCAAAGCATTTTCACAGAGTAATGCAAACTCCATACTTTAGAATGGATAACCAGGTTCTGTCAACTTGCAAATGCCTTGAGTGTAAAATAGAAAATCTTTTTATCAGATTTTTTAACAGAAAAAGAACTAAATAAAATTACGTAGGTTGAGAGAAATCTCCTTATGTAAGCACGTAAGTGCTAAGAAACCCAATTGGATCCGCCTCTAATTGGGTTTCTTTCTTTTATGAACAAATCCAGTAATTATAATCCTATCTCCACCAGTAAAGCTATTTACTCCATGTGTATATTCAGTAGAACCTGGGTGGCAAACTAAGTAGCCAGCTTTCGGCTTAAATGTAATATCTTTATTAACATATACAATTTCTCCACCACTGTAATCATCAGTAATATAAATAACAATTCCTTTTAAAACACTAGCATTATGTTCACCTGGATCATCTTTATAATCTATATTGTCGGCATGAGGATACATTGCCCATCCCGTTGGCTTGCTTTCTTTGTTTACATATTTTATCAAAAACGGAGCATGTGGAAAATTATGCAGGTACTCGTCATCATTGTCAAACAGACCTTCTAGATTTCTTACAATGTTATCCCATAACTCTTGTGATCTATCTGTCAAAAGAAATACGTCATGATATAGACCCTCGTGATCTTTATCCAGAGAATCCAAATTATCGATCTCTTCTTTTAGTATAGATATAGAGTTTTTATCGACAAAATCTTCTATGTAAAATATATTTTCGTCTAAGTATACTTTATTCATAAGATAAACCGCCTGTGTAGTTAAGATTTATTACGCATCTTGTATTTTTGTCTGTTTGAGAAAATCCAGAATGTAGTGTAGTAGAGTCAAAAACAACAAGTCTATTAGCAACGCTATCTATAATGGTTCCGTCTTCAAATTTTGTATACCCGTTATTTGTATTTAAATAAAAAATTGCTGTGTTATGTTTAATGTTTGTATCTGTATGGAAACCACCCTCTAAGTGTTCTGAAGTTTTTATTCCTAGGTTTGCCTTGACTCTCATTAAATCTAATGGGGCTATCTTATCTATTAAATCTGATAAAGCTGGGTAATGGTCGGATTTTAAAATTTCTTTAGGAGAACTTCGAAAAAAAACGTGGGTAAACTGGTGTCTGTCGGGAGCTCTTTTGTCACCTGGAGATACTATGTAAGCATTATAATTCCACGGAAAAGCACCGTTATCTAAAATAGAATACTGTATCTTGGTAAAAGAAGACAAATCTAAATAGTTATCAAATATTTTATATCTTGTATTATTTATACTCACTAGCAACGCCCTTTTTGTCTACTCTAATAAGATCATAAAAGTTGTGAGTGATATTATTTGTTGCATTATCAATATATTCCTCTAAGCTTGTACCAAAAGGTATAAAGCCTTGAGATGGCCCCATTCTCCAAAAATGAGGAATGATATATTTAAGGCCATACGAATTGTGTGCTTGATGAATGTTATCTACTTCATTTGATTTAAACATTACAACACTTCCTGCTTCTGGTTTAAAAAATACATCCAGCTCTGGAAACCTTAGTTCTCCACCCTCATAATCATCGTTAAGATAAAAGACATAAGAGTGTTCTAAATCGTCGTAATTACAATCTGTGTGAAGTCCTCTACTTTTGCCTGAATCATATCTACCAACTACAAAACCAGTAGTTTCTAGTCTTGGATTAACCGATTCGTCTATATTCATTATATATTTGTATATTGAAGAACATTCCGACAAGGCTTTATACAAAGACTCGTAAACCCAGTAATAGTTTTTACTTTCTCCTGCTTTATCAAAAATAGGGCTGTGTATACTTTTCCCGTTTCCATATAGCTCTACCGTACTGTCTTTTTGCTCAAATGAGGTTGAGTATCTATTCCCCCATGGAACCCAATCAGTAATTATATTATTGTTTACATTTTCTATACACTCAATAATCTCTTTATGATTTGGTACGGCATTTTTAAAGTAAACAATATTGTTTTTTATTACTTCATATTCCACAATAAACTCCTAAAATAGTGCGGCGAAAAGTGAGCCGAAAATTAGAGACCATCTTTTTCATTTTCTATAATCTTTCTGATCATATCCATATAAGCCAGTGTTTCTTCCTCAGTGGCCCTATTAACAACATATTCTTCTACTGGTACACCAGCCCATAGAATAAAAAGGAGGGCAGAAAGAGGAACATCATAAGCTAACATATTACTATTATACTCCATTACTTGCGTCCATCTATTATTATAGCAACTCTTGGACCATCTTGAGTAACTCTATGTACATCTTCTTTGTTAAAGTATAATAAATCTCCAGGATTTAGCTTATAGACCTTATCATCATTTATTGTCCAATATGAGGTGCCCAATATCTGCCAATATAGGACATCACATGGGTCGCTATGATTTGCTATATATTTATCACCTATGGAAAATCTTAGTCCTTGTATATGCCATCTTAATTTGCAAGTACAACCATATTGTCCTATTGGGCCATCATAATATTGGCAATTATCTCCATCTTTGCTTCCATTTACTTTTTCCATTAGATCTGATACACCATTTAAAAATTTATGAAGAGCCTGACTTTGAGGAAGAAGATATGTTCCTTCAGTAAATAAATTTCCCATAGCTTCGCCTTTAGTTCTATTTTCATAAACTAAACCAGACTTAAATTTATCTTCAAAACCAGAATTTAATATAGATTCGTTATAAATAAATGTTACAATTTCTTCCCATGTTATTGACGGGGCATGAAAATTTTCAAAATGTAAAACCTCTTGGTTTTCTTTTGCCTTTTTCCAAATATCTTCCATGCTTTTATTATACTCCATGTTCCACGTGAAACCAAGTAGGCCTATTGGGATTTGAACCCAAAGTCGATTGCATATAAGACAATTGCTTTAACCAGATTAAGCTATAGGCCCTTATATTAGCCTATTATCTGATATGTTATACCAAGGATAAAGGTCATTATAGATACTATGGCTATGGCCAAAAGAAGTTTCATTGTTCTATCCCCCGTTTTTTAAAATTAGCATTGGCATCGATCTTCTTTATAAATGCCTGCAAGAGCTTCCTCAATGTGTTGTCCACAACCATCCCATGTT